ATGGATTCCATTCTTTCCAGGCAAGAGAAAAGGGAGCTTTGTGATCTTTTAGAGATCCCCCATCATTGCTATGGCAATATTCCAATGATGAAGGCACAATATAAAAAGATGTGCCTGCTTTACCATCCTGATAAGGGGGGGGATGGAGCTAAAATGGTGAAATTAAACTCTTTATGGACCTCGTTTCAAGATGAAGTAACAAAACTGCGTGCAGAAGTTAACTTTTTTTCATATCAGGTCAGTGCAAAATTTTTTTGGGATCTGGATTTTAACACTTTGAAGGAATACCTGGGAAAAAATCAGTGCAAATTCCTAAGAGGGCCAAACTGCCTCAACAGTAAGTACTCTTACTGCCGTTGCATTGTATGCCGCCTGTCACAGCAACATCAGGATATCAAAGATACTCAAGAAAAAAAATGCCTAATTTGGGGAGAATGCTACTGCTACCGGTGTTACCTTCTGTGGTTTGGCTTTCCTCCCACTTGGGAAACTTTTGATTGGTACCAAGAAATAATTTTGAACACGGATATGCACCTTCTTCGCCTATTTAATTATTGTAAGTACCAGCCTGGGGGTGATTCACATCAACCTGGAAAGCTTTGCTAATTTGCTCCTATTTTCACAGGAAAATGAACCTATCTACGGGACCCCTCAGTTTAAAACCTGGTGGTACCAGCAGCATGGCAGTTATTTCTCTGAGTCGCAGTCCACGTCCAAACCGTCCCGTGGAGGACCCTCCAGAAGATTCAGCAGAGCCACCTCGCCAGACTCCACAACCTCAACCTCAACCACAGGATCCGGTATATTTACCGAATCAAGTCAGCATTCAGATGTGGGACCGGCTGGGAGCCAGACCTCGTCTGCAAAGACAACCTCGTCTTCTGGAAGAAGCAGAGCCCCCAGCGGAGGAGGAACCGGAGTATTTGGAAGTGCTGCCTATTCCAGAGAGTTCAGGTCAGAAACACAAGACTCAGATTTGTACTGCGACGAGACCTTGGGTTCCTCACCTGAATCCACGGGAGAGGATGACGGTCCCTCCACCAGTGCCTCCCAGCCCACCACCTCAACACCCCAGAAACCGAGAAAGGCGCCTCCAGGAGCAGCTAGAAAGAGAGCATTTGATGATGGAGATAGTAGTGCAGGATCTTCAAGAACATTTGACAGTACTCCACCAAAGACAAAAAAGAATGAGAATATGCATCATCCTGCTGATTTTCCTAGTTGCCTGTCTGATTATCTCTCTCACGCTGTGTATAGCAATAAAACAGTAAGTTCTTTTGCTGTATATTCTACTTTAGAAAAAATTACTTTATTATATGAAAAATGTGATAAGTTTAAAGTTGATTTTAAAAGCAGGCACAAATACAGAAGCCCTGATGGCTCATTAGCTGGCATTCTGTTTTTAATTACTTTAACTAAACATAGAGTTTCAGCTGTTAAAAACTATTGTAGCATGTTTTGTACAATAAGCTTTTTAATTGTAAAAGGGGTGAACAAAAGTCCTGAATTTTACAGAGCATTATGTAATGAGCCTTTTCAATTATTAGAGGAAAATAGGAATGGTGTATGGTCCTATGAATTTGACTCTAAAAATGAAAAAGCTGAAAGTGTGTCTTGGACAGCTATTGCTGAATTTGCAGAAACTTATGAATTAGAAGATCCTTTAATTATCATGGCACATTATCTTGATTTTGCTAATCCTTTCCCATGTGCTAAGTGCCATGGAAAAGGACTAAAAGCACACAAAGATCATGAAAAGCAACATAACAATGCAAAGCTGTTTAAAAATGCAAAAGCTCAAAAAAACATATGCCAGCAAGCTGCAGATGTTGTGCTTGCAAAGAAAAGATTAAAAATATTAGAAAGTAGCAGAGAAGAGCTTTTGGCAGAGAAATTTAAAAAGCAATTAAGTAAATTAAAAGAATTATCTGCTATACCTTTATTAGAGCATATGGCAGGAGTGGCCTGGTATTGCTGCTTATTTAATGACTTTGAAGAAAAGCTTGTTAAAGTGTTGCAACTTTTGACTGAAAACTGTCCAAAGCACAGAAATTGCCTTTTTATTGGTCCTATTAACAGTGGGAAAACAAGCTTTGCTGCTGCTATCTTAGATTTAATTGAGGGAAAAAGCTTAAATGTGAATTGCCCTGCTGATAAGCTAAACTTTGAACTTGGCTGTGCTATTGACCATTTTGCTGTTGTATTTGAAGATGTAAAGGGACAAACCAGTCTTAATAAAACTCTGCAACCGGGACAAGGAATTCACAACCTTGACAACCTGCGAGAGCATCTGGATGGAGCTGTTTCAGTCAACTTGGAAAGAAAACATGTGAACAAAAGGACTCAAATATTTCCCCCTTGCATTGTTACTGCTAATGAATATGTATTTCCTCAAACTTTACTTGCTAGATTTGCTTACACTTTAAAATTTGAACCTAGAAAAGTGCTAAGAAAAGCTTTAGAAGCTAATAAAGACTTAGGAAAGCATAGGATTTTACAGCAAGGCCTAACACTGCTTTTAGCACTAATATGGCTTTGCCCTTCTCATAAGTTTCATAGTAGCATTAGAGAGGATATCAGTACCTGGAAAAGCATACTTAATTCTGAAATTGGGAATGAAAAATTTTGTATAATGATTGAAAACATTGAAAAAGGTTTGGATCCTTTAAAAGATTTTATTGAGGAAGAGGATGCAAATACAGATGATTCTGGAAGGTTCACACAGTCACAATAAAATTTACTTTGGAAGATCTGTTCTGTCTGTGCCAAATTTGTCAATGTATCTGATAAGATCTGGGTCCCCAGGAATGGGTTCAGTGCCATCATAAATTCTAACCTCTTCTACTTGACTCTTTTCCCCTTCCATCTGCTGACCTTGAACTTTTGGTATTAGGCCTGTAAAAAATCTGGCCAGTAAACTTGAAACTGGATATGGGTTTTTTACTCTTCTTTTTCTAAGAGTAACATTAAAATATCTGGGTAAACCTCTCCATTTCATAGCCTCATCTTTAAAATAAAAACCACAAAGGTCTGCAGCGGAAAGAAAGAGCCCGTCACCTTTACATAATGGACCAATTCCATTTTCATCAAGTAGCACTGTGGTTAAAGTGTTGGTAAACTGGAGGACTGGGGGTGTCCTTTCACCTCCAGTGTAAGAACCATAGTATCTGCTATTTTCATTTTTTGCTGGGTCTGGGGTCCACACTTCTACTGGATAATACCCATCTTTATCCAGTAAGGCTTTTGCTGTGGGATCAAGGCCTTGGTTTTTAGGAGTCATAGGTTTCCCTGTAACTGTTTCTATAGTAATAGGCATATGGCTGCCCTTAGGGTATTTTGTTTTATAATTGGCAACTATGCCTTGTAATTGCAGTGGTTCACCACCTACTGCAAACATATGGAATTGTGCTCCCTCTATAGGAATGCCAGCACCTCCTGAAAAAATTTCTTTTTGTTTATATGCATGCTGGTTAATGAAAGAGTTGGCACCAACCACCTCTGTTTTCACTGATACTGCTTCCCACATTAAGAGGGTATCACAGGTCATATCTTCATTAAGCATGGGCAGTGCCACTCTACCAACGCTGTAGGTAGGCAGATTTTCTGGATTAGGAGTACTGGGATTGCTTAAAGAGGGTGCAATTTTATAACTGTACCCATAATTATCACTGTAGGTAGGAATGTCTGGAGCATTTACCCCCATTCTAGGTTCAAGGTAAAGTTCAATCTGGGTAATAGAGTCTGGGCCTGACTCTACGCTGAGAACTTCCACTCCTCCTTTTACTAGTAATTTAGGTACAGGATCCACTTTAGGGCAAGGCCTTCCACAAGGGTCTCTATTACATACTGAAGTAGAAGCCATTGGTTTACAGGGCTTACAAACCCTTTTTCTTTTAGGAGCCATTTATTTCTAGATCAGCTTTCCAAGTGGGTGTAGTGTCTCCACTGAGGCCTAAAATTAAAGGAAGGAGCCAGTCAGGAGTTGCTCTTTGTTCTGCCCCACCAGGAGCAGGATAAACAGCTACTGATAGTCCTGAGTCATTTCCAGCTGTCACACTATCTGTACTTTCTACATACCACCGGCCCATTTCAATTAATCTAGCATAATTTTGGGCTGTGGCTTGAGTAATTTTATTATGAGCACTTATCTTTTCAAAAATAGTTCTGCCAATATTGTGAATTAATGATTGACTCCAGTTAAAAGGATCAATCTTAAATCCTTTTGCAAACTCCCTTAAAAGGCGGCCATTAGGACTAAGGCCTACATCACTAGCATCTACTACACTTCTTTCTCCTAAACCCCATTTTATTCCTGCTTCTACTAATGCAGCAGCACCAGAAACTGTTTGAAAATAAAAAGCATACTGAAGTGCCTGATTTACAAGAGAAGACACTAAAGAAAAATTAGAAAATTGCTCTGCTGTAAAGCCAAGTTGAGTCAAGGCTTCAATGCCACTGATGCCTTGAATTGTCATAACACTTGCTATTTCAGCCTCCAAAGCAGCCAAAGCTTCACCAGTTAGTATAGATTCCACACTTATAGCAGTCTCAGCACTGAGTTCAGCAGCCAAAGCGCCCACATTAAGAAGCAGTGATATGAAAGCCCCCATCCTAAAAGAGAAGAAAGCAAAATAAAAGCTCTTACTTTATAGCAGAAGCGGAGAGCCGTAGCTAAGAAACCGTCGCTAAGGCAACGCAGCAGCAATTTGAGCTAAAACAGGAAATAAAAGTGACACTAGTCACAGGCTTTGTCACAGGAAATGAGTCTGAAAAATATGCAGAGATCAGCCACTTCCTCTATCACATGTAGAAATCTCTGACCGCAGGCGAAGGGCTGTGGTTTTGTTACTAGGCAACCCGCCTTTGCAAATGTGCCAAGGTGCACTGAATCTGCCAAGTTTCCTGTGCCGCCCTCTCTTAATTAGTCAGTAGGCCTCTCCTTTTTTTAAAAAATAGTTGGAGGCTTGGAGGCTTCTTGCCTCTCACTTTTTTGAAAATAAGAAGAGAGGCTCTCGCGAGGCTTCTTATTAATATATCTTGCTGTGACAGGCTGCGCGCCCTTTTTTTGCAAAGATTTCTGTGAAG